ACTCGGTCTTTACGTGCAGGTGCAGGTCACTCATAGTTGGAATCCTTCTTTGTTTCTACCGGCACTTTCCGCGTCGGTTCGCGAAGACCCTCCAGTATTTCGGCGGTTACGTCTCGCTTCGGCTCGGTTGCACGGAACACGAGGCAGATGAATGCGGTCATGAAAATGGAGCCAACGAAGGCACCCGCGATAATGTAGAGTGCGATCTCGATTTTACTCATGGCTGGCCTCGCTTTCCTTGGTTATGCAGATTAGCTTACAAACGTCTATCTGCACAGGTTTGGCATCGCTGTATGTGCCTAGTCTATTGTTACGCTTCGGACACTCACCAAACAGATTCCGCAGTTCCTCGTTCTCCTTGCGGAGCGCGTCGGCCTCGACTAGACGGCGGTTAATTTCCGCGACAGTAGGATTGTCCCAAAACGCTGCCCGTGGCACATCTACGTCACGGAAACGCAGCATGAGGTCTAACCTGCTTTGTTCCTTCGGGTTCACTTCGCACCTCCTTTCGCCTTCGCTATCGCTGCCTTCGCCAACTTGACGATTTCTTCGTCACTTGGTCCGAAGACTTCACCTCTTGAATAGATAAGCTCCTTAACAACGGCTTCCAGCGCAGCAAGCATGTCGGGCGCAGCATTTTCTAAAGCAGTTGATGCTTTTAATTCATCCCAAGATGAATACTTTTTAGTATTAGTAACTTCAATACTATTAAGTGCAGGTGTGTGTTTCGTTTCGCTCATGTTACTTCGCTCCTTTCAAGGCAATCAGTCGTTCCTTTTCAATGCGGCAGTATTCCTCAGCCTTGGCAATATCCTCAATCTCCTTGTCAAGAGAGTCTCCCTTCCGTCCAGCACGCCAGAGATACTTCACGGCGTTGCCACGGCAGAAGTTCATGTGCTTCGTAATCGTGATGCACTCGACGCCGCTAGGATGCGATGTGTAGTGGGACGGGTGAGATACTGCATCAGGTTTGAGCGCCGCCTTGTCGATTTCATCCTGCGTCCAGCCATCTGACTCCTGCTTGGCTTTTGAAGGGTAACCGGGCCACGGGGTGCCATCGTAGGCCGCATCGTAGCAGCGGTTCCAAAACTCAACTCCCTCGGATGTCAAATCCCAGTTCCATATTTTTAAGATAGAGGCTGGAAGATTCGTGCAGTTCTTGCTCCACTCTTCGCACTGCAAAATCGCCGCCTCTCTGATGGCGGGGTCTGGAATGGTCTCCAACCAGCCGCGAACGGTTGTCGGATTCGTTTCCTCGACTTTCGCAGATTCATGCGGCTTCGCGGGAGTCGTGGTGGGTTTCGTTTCCGTGTCAGTTCCGTGCTTCGCAAGCCACGTGGGGTTGCGGTAGCGGGCACGAATGCCTAGGCGCTCCGAATAACAAACACCGATGAACTTACCCGTTACGGTAGTCCACGTCTTTCCGTCGTCAAAACTAATAAAAGCTTCTGGGGATAAGCGAGACCCTTCATTATACTCGCACCACATCGGTGGCTCGGCTTCGGCCTTGGCCTTGTCGAGCGCGGATTGCGCGACGGCACGGGTGAAGTAACGACCGAAGCTCTGGTCGGCATATAGAGCCGTCAGCCTGTTACAACTAGCAACACGTTTGAAAACATAGTTATAATAATACCAAGTATCCCCATCCCGCAGCATCTTTGCTTGCTCCGGCGTAATGGGCGTAGTCTGCGACTGCATGTCGGCGAGCCATCTGGCGTGCTCTGCATCGGACTTGTTCCAGAATATCTGAGCAGAAGTTTGCCATGTTATTACATCAAAACGATACTCAAGAACTTGACTACGGTCATCGTCTAATGTGAAAGAATAAAACTTTGCAGAATCTTTTTTTAGCCACCTCCTTACCTCGTCCGTCAACTGCTCCTTGGTGATTGGCCCACCCTTGGCCCTGTAGCCGTCCACGAGAGCCTTGATGCGGGCGTCCTTCTGGGCGGGCGTCTCGGACGACTCGGACGGCACGGACTTAATGCGCTCTTCGATGGCTGCTTGCGTCTCACCAACTGGCGTTTCGTGAGACTCAACGGGACGATACCACACACTGCCGAAGCGGTGTGTCTGCGAGCCACTAACAGGCAAGTCACCCTTGCTGAGATCATGATCTTCCCAGTTCTTGAGACGACGGTAGGACTTACCTGATATTGTCAGCGTGTCCGGCATGTCACAAGGTTTGTCCGTCTCGTATCCCATGTGTAACTCTTGAGCCTGCTTGGCAAGTTCATCCAAGGCACCCGTGTCCGGCTCCCACTTGTCCGTGTTGTTGTTGTAAATCATGCCCTTGGCGTGCTCCGTGTCGTCGTCCTTTGTCGCCGCTTCCAGCTTGCGCTTGCGCAGTGCCTCGCGGGCTTTTGCGCGGGTTGGGAAGTCTCCTTCTCTTAAACTGCAAGCATAGCAGTGAAATTGGTGTATGAACTCCCCTGCGACCTGCCAGTACACGTACTGGTCTCTATCGAAATGTCTGAATCCCGCCTTCTTTGCTTCTTCGGTTGTCATAGGTTTTGTTATGGTTAAATTAATTGCCCCGTATCGACCTGGGGCCACGGTCTCTGATTCACTACCTACCCGTATCCAAATTGTCGCACTCGTGCCGGACTTTGTATCACCGGCCAAGGTTGTCCTTCAAGGCTCTTTTTATTTTACGTAACGTTCTAGATAAACTTTTTACAATGCTTGTCTTACGAGCAAGACGAAAGTAAATTTCCACACAAACATTTCTTAGTAACTCATCTTCACCTACTTTATCATAAAGTAAGGAGTATAGCTTTTCGTTACTCATTCTACTAACTTCTTGTGCCTTAGTCATAAAGTTGTTCTCCGAAGGAGCACGCCCTCAAGGATTTGAACCTTGACCGAGGGAATCAAAATCCCGTGTGCTACCATTACACTAAGGGCGTTCTAGATTAAGTGGTTCTTGTTTTGGCAGGTCTGGAAAATTATCAAAGGATGGCCTATGAAAGTAGGAAAACTTTGTTACAAGTCTTGTTCCTACTTTAATTTGTATGTGGTGACGTTCTTCTTCACCGAGGGTAGGAAACTCCTGCTCACTTAGAAGTAGGTCTGGGACAAAGCCGTGCTGTAAAGCGGCATAACCTTCGTTAGAGAATCTAATACCACGCCAAGTGTGCTCAGGGTGGAAGGCTTCTCCTTTTATTGTGCTTACAGTGAAGGCGGGCCACCTCAATTCTAGGAGGCGGACAGTAAGCTCTTCGTAGGTTCTGAAGAACTCTACTTTATGTTGTCCTCCCTGTTCTCCTCTTTTGTATAAAGCTAGCATGAGTTGGCTTCCTAGGCGAAGACTGTGTTCAAGACAACCTCACCCTCGCGGGGCTTGGCAAGGTCAAGGGCATCACTGAGGACACCCTCGGGATTCTCCTTGTTCACTGGAAGAACGACCTCTTCGAGGCGAACATAGTGCCTAAGGCCATCATTAGAAAAGCCAACAAGGATATCATCTCCACCAAGGAAAGCCTTAAGATTTGACCAGTATAAGATAAAGACCCTTACAGTCTCTGGGGAGACGCTTTGTGTTGAGTTCATTTGTTACTTATTGCTTGTTTCTTGTTTCAGTAAAGCTGTAAGTCGTTCCACAATCTCGTGCCACTTCTCGTAGTCAAGGTCGCTCTCGGCCCAACGAAGGTGGTTGTTTGCCACAGTAAGCCTACGTCTTAGGCTTGCAAGGTGAGCAGGTTGTCTTGTTCTTGGTGTTGCCATATTATGTGCTTAAAGTTAGTTAAGAACCGGAAGCTCTCGAAATCCTCAAGGTAAGCAACCTTGCTGTGTGGAAGGTAGCACAAGAAAACTCCTTGTTTGTTCATAAAGAGGGTGCAAGACTCTGTGTAACCCGAGAGGAAGATAAGACCTATGCAAGGATTACTTGGTGTGAAGTGCCCAGCTAGGAGATGGTCATAAAAAATCTCTCGGAGATTACTGTTTATTTCGTTTTTCATTCTTAAGCTTTCGTAAAGTTGCCCTTGCTTCCTTGTCCCAAGTTGTTGGGATGTGTTTAATAACAAAGCTCACAAAGGCCTTATCGAAGTCTAGTTGGTCTCGGTAAACAAGGTGAACCTCGTAGGGATAACCCTCTCCCTTAGTGAGACGAAAGAAACAAGAACACATACAAAGAGGTGGGTCTGCTTGTGCCGTTTCTCTTAGCATTTGACTAAGAAACAACTTTGCTTGTTCCTTGCAGGCTTTGGCATCCGCCTTGGCTCTCACCCGAAGTGGGCAAGGACCAAGATTAAGTTCTTGTCTCATACAAGGTTAGATGTAGGGTTTGATAACAAGAAGGTCAGAAAACCTATATCCTTCGGGTGTTTGGACACAACCCTCAAAGTTACGAGAGAAGTATCCATAGCCTTGTGGGCAGAGGCTGTTAAGAAGCTCTTTCGTGCTTGGACTTGTTCCGTGGCCTTGACTATCAAGGACAAGGGTGTTATCCCCTGCAACGAAGGTTGCCACAATGTTATTGTGGTAGCTTAAGACGATGTTAAACGTCCCGTCCTGCCCAAGCTCTAAGAACAGTCTCCTGTCCTGCTTCTTCTTGTAGGTCTTAGCTTCAAGACACTGAGGACTTGTCCGTGCCCGGAGGCATAAGGACTTGAAGGCTTCAGAGAATTCTTTGTTTATTTTTCTCATAGTTTTACTTGTTAAAGGTTTGGTATGTTGTTGCGGACAAGGCCTACGTCGTAAAGATCTACCCTACCAGACTTTAGCTTGATGCTTTTATAGATACAATCTTCGGGAAGGTAGCTTTTAAGCTCTTTTTGGATTTGATACAAACGCCGAATTGCGTCTTCGTTTAAGTTTCCATAGTCGTAAATGGCAAGAGTTTCCCTAGAAGTTTCTCCGCTAGGTAAAGTAACACAACAATGTTCTGTACACAAATACTTGCTGTAATAAAAGTATCTGCACCTTGCACCTTCTTCCAAGGTGTCTATAATAGTAAAACCTGTTTTGTTAAACACAACGCTTGGATTACCAAGGAACTCTTGTTGTAACTCTCTTGAGAAACTGGCATTATAAAATTTATCTACTGCTTGTGTAATTGTTTTCATAGGCTTAATTGTTTTGGTGATTTACTTGTTAAGTTGTTTGCCAGACAATATGTTCTACTTCTGTATAGAAGGCAAAGCTCCACAAGCTTATAATGTTTCCGCCAGTGTCAGTGTCGTTAGATAGAAGACGTATTGTGCCGGTTGTTTCCTTGTAACAAACACAGGCCTCTGTCCGGTCGTCGTAGAAACTAAGACCTACAAGAGGTTCTTGTTGTGTGTAAGCACCATCAAGAAGGTGATCGAAGATGTCTGAAAGTTGTTCTTCTTGTGTGTGTTTCATCTTTTCTAGTAGGTTTACTTGCCGAGGGAGTAAAGTTGCCAGGCCGTTCCAGCCTTGTTAAGGGCGTAGTAACCCGAAGGTGTGTTCTCGTAGAATGGAAAGAACTTCGAGTAGTATTCCTTGTTCTTGTGAAGTAAGTGAAGCTGGTAGCGTTCAAAGTAATCCTGCGGGAGAGAAGGCCGATCTCCACAGAGACGGAGAGACCAAGGACAGGAATAGTATGCTAGTCTGAGATTGTTTACAATCTCTGAGGAGAACTTTCCTATGCCTCTAGAGGAGGCCTCAAGGATGCAGTAATTCATGTAAGATACAAGGGCCCCATCGTATCCTCTCCACGTCCTTGTAATACAGTGGTTGCTCCAAGGGCCACCGTTCTTGAGTGCATTTAGTATCTGCTTGCACTCAAGAATTTGCTTGAGCAACCTGCGGTTGTCAAGGCAACGAGCACAGAGGTAGAAGTCTCGATAGGGAAGAAATACTTGCATACTAGGTTGTCCTTGTTCTGGAAGAGACTAGAGAAGCTCGAATAGGTAATCCGGCTCAAGGTCGAGTTCGTCCATGAGAATATCCTCAAGGCTTGTCTCGTCCTCTCCATCTTCGATGGCCTCTTCGAGAAGAAGCTTAATAGCTTCCACTTGTTCTTTGGCCTCTTCCCTCGTAAGGTCGTCCCGTTCCATCAAGGTTGTTACGATGTCTTTCATACTAGGTTGTTTCCTGTGTTGGTTGTTCGTAGTAAACTAGTCCTCAAGGTTTATGTAAGTTGCTGAAGGAAGCTCATATAGGGTATTTAACGCGTTAATTACCCAAACCTTTGGAGTAAGAAGTATATCGTTATAACTTTGTAGGGTAGCTATGAGTTGCTGACTAGTCGCAAGTGTAAGTGCATTCGTGCCGAAGGAGTAGCTCTCGTTGTCAAGGTATTCGATGAAGCTTTGGTCGTTACAACCTGTTGTTCCTAGGACAACAGACAAGTCAACGTAGTTGACAGTCTTTATGTAGGAAGAAACATCTGTTAGTTCTTTGTTCATGTTGTTTGTTCTTGTTAGGAAAGGTTAATCTTGTAGAAGTAAGCTCGTCCGTAGGTGTTCGCCTCTGTATCCTCAAAGCGAAGAACTAGGTTGCTTGTAACAAGGTTGTTCACAAGGCTTGTCAC